AATTAATGGCTACTACTAAAGAACCTATAATAACAGAAAGTTGGCTACAGTATTACGAACCAACAGAAGGTAGAGGTCATAACGCTCACAACCATAATAGGTGGCATTATAGTGAAGAAAAGCCAAATATGTTTTCAGGTGGTTATTATTTAAGTGATGGTGAACCTATTAAAGACCATCCATATAGTGGTGTATTTGCTTTTCATATTAGAGGTGAAAAACATTTTATTAGACCTAAAGCCGGAATGTTATTAATTTGGCCTCATGATATTATACATTCAGTAGAACCATTTTATGGTAAAAAACAAAGAGCAGTAATTAATTTTAACATACAGTTATGAATATAGTTTTTGAAATACAGGGTGGAATTGGAAAAAATGTTGTTGCGACTGTGATAGTTGAATTACTTAGAAAAAAATATCCTAAAGATACTTTAATAGTTGTAACAGATGCAAAAGATGTATTTGTAAATAATCCTCACATTGATGATCTATTTAGTTTTGAGGAAAGATTAGACGCCTTAGATAAATATGTACACCACCAACTGGATAATTGTATAATATTTGTAAAAAATGTATATCAAGAATCAGATTTTATAACTGGTAAAGGTAACATTTATGAGGTGTGGGCTAAAATGTATGATTTAGAATATAATGGAGAAAAACCTAAATTATATCTTAGTGATGAAGAAGAGTTAAAATTTGGAGATTCTCTAAAAGAAAACAATGGTGAATTTTTCCATCTAGCAGATGGTAATTATATTGGAGGGTTGACAATGCCTAAAGAAAACACTAACATGGTAGGTAAAAAACCAATATTATTAATCCACCCTCATGGTGGGGCTTTGCAGAAAAGTGAAGACGTCCAACTAATTAGTCACTATGTAAAACCTTTAAATTATAATTGGTCTAGAGATTTACCTATAAACTTAACTAAACGAATAATAAAAGAATATAAGGACACATATGATATATTTTATATCAAACACCCATCTCAACCACAAACATTTCAAGGAGCAACTCCCGCAGATGGTAGTATAAGAGATATAATTTTACTATTACTAAAATCAGATAAACGAATATTAATTGACAGTTTTGCTCAACATTTAGCAGCAGCTTTAGATTTACCTTCAACCGTTTGTTGGGTTACAACAAACCCTAAATCATTTGGTTATGATATTCATAATAATATTATAGCAAAAAGACCTGAATTTATAACTGACATGAGTTGTTATAATGGTTACAACTTAGTAGAACCTTTACATAATATACCATATTCTAGTACAGCAAATATCTTTAATTTAAACCAAATAATAAAATGAATGTAAATTATACTTTTGAACAGCAAGAAACAGATTCACAAAACTTCTATTTTTTCCAAGAAGGTTTTAGTAAAGAAGAATTAACTAAAATTGAAAAAAATGTTAGTAATTTAGATTGGCATATAGCTAAAACCGTTGGTGAAAATGAGGACACTAGGAAATCTAATATTAAATGGATCCCACAAAACGAAGATTGGTTTTGGTTGTACGAAAAGCTAGCTAATATGGCTGTAGAAGCTAATGATAAATTGTGGAAGTTTGATTTACACCAAATACCAGAAATGATTCAATATACTGAATATCATGCACCTGCTGGTCATTATGATTGGCATGCTGATATAGGACCTGGAATACTTTCTAAAAGAAAAGTATCCATCACAGTTCAGTTATCCGACCCAAGTGAATATGAAGGTGGGGATTTAGAATTATTTAGAGGTGGTAGTACAGATGGTCCTTTCTTACAAGCTGAAAGAAATGCAGGGTGTGTATTTTTATTTCCTTCTTATGTAATGCATAGAGTTACACCAGTAACTAGGGGAACCAGAAAATCTTTCGTATTGTGGTTAGGTGGAGGACATTATAAATAAGATATGATAGACAATTTAGCAAAAATAGTTATAGATAATGGTGGATCTATTTCACCCTTAATTATACCAGGAGAATTAACTGACGGTACAGGTTTATGTAACGTATCCGTTTTTATTGATGATAATGATGATATCATTGCTAATATAAGGCATGTACATTATTCATTATACCACAGTGAATTCAACCAAAACTTTTATTCAGTTTGGGGTTGCTTAGCATATTTAAATCCTGAGGATGATATTGTTTTAAGAACCGGAAATTATTTATGCAAACTGAATCCCGATACTCTAGAAGTAGACACACATCAGAAAATTGACACTACAAAACATGATACCAAACCTAAATGGACATTTATTGGTTTAGAAGACGTTAGAGTATTTAGGTGGAATGATATTTTATATGCTTGTGGTGTAAGAAGAGATGTTAAATCTGATGGGGAAGGTAGAATGGAGTTATGTGAAGTTAATTGGACTGAAGATAAATGTGAAGAGGTAACAAGGGATAGAATTGAACCTCCATCTCCCGCTTACTTAGAAAAAAATTGGATGCCTATATTAGATATGCCTATGCATTTTATTAAGTGGACTAATAATTTAGAAATAGCAAAAATTGACCCTGTTAATAAAACTAGTAAAATTGTAATACGTAAAGAATACAATTTAAAGGTTCCATTTGAATTAAGAGGGGGCTCGCAAGTAATACCTTGGAAAGATGGGAGTAGGATATGTATAACACATGAAGTAGATTTTTACCATAATCCAGGCAATCATAAAGATGCCCATTATTATCATAGATTTGTTATATGGGATAAAAATTGGAATTTAGAAGCGGTATCAAAACCCTTTAAATTTATGGCTGCAAAAATTGAGTTTGCTTGTGGTTTAGCCCTAAAAGATAACAATTTTATTATTACATATGGTTATCAAGACAATGCAGCTTACGCCCTAAAAATGCCAACTAAGTTATTAGATAATTTAAATTGGGAAAATAGAAATAATTGGATAAATAACGGATTATAATGGAAAGATTAAAAAAATACTTACACGAATATATTCAAAACCCATTAGACCCCAATGTTAATGCTAAGTTAGGGCAAGAATATGAAAATGCAGGACAAGGCGCAGCCGCTTTATCTTACTTTTTAAGAGCATCAGAACTAACACATGATAGTGATCCTAAACTGGCATACAATGGTATTTTAAAAACATGGTTACAGTTAAATAAAACAGAACGTAGAAAAAACTACGAAAAGGGCCAGCTAGAGATGGCTATATCTTATTTACCCACTAGACCTGAAGCTTACTTATTTTTAAGTAGATGGTATAGTGAAAAAGAAGACTGGAAAACCTCCAATATGTATGCTGATTTAGGGTTACAACACGTTGGGAAAGAACCTTTATTATATGATGTAGGTTATATAGGTGATTGGGAACTAACATTCCAAAAAGCATTTGTTTGTTGGTATATAGGTCAGAGGAAAAAATCTGAAGATTTATGGTTAAAATTGTATAATGACCCATATGTAGATGAACATCATAGAGAAATCGTAATTAACAATTGTATTAATTTTGATTTAATAGATAAAAGACCAAATATAGTTACTTGGCATGATCTATTACCTTATAAAAAATCACAATATAAAGAACTTAAAAATAAATTTAAAGGTGCTATACGAGTAAACAACAATCACTCTCAATGTTACCAAGATTTATTTGTGTTAACAGCACTAGATGGTAAGAAAAACGGTACATATTTAGAGATTGGAGCAGGAGATCCTTCTTATGGTAATAATACATTATTATTAAAGCAATGGGGTTATACAGGAGTTTCATTAGATATAAGTAAAAATTTCTTAAAGAAATGGAGTGAAGAAAGATCCGATGATATAATTCTTGATCAGGATGCTACAACGGCTAATTATATTAACATATGTGATACTCATATTGGGTCACGTTATGTAGACTACTTACAATTAGATGTTGACCCAGCATATAATACCTATGAAACATTAAAAAATATACCTTTTGATGAATTATCATTCGGTGTCATCACATATGAACATGATTATTACTGTGATCAATCTAAAAGCTACAGAAGAAAAGCAAGAAAAATACTTAATAAAGCAGGATATATTTTAGTGGCCGCTAATATTTCCCCTGACAAAAATAGCCCTTATGAAGATTGGTGGGTTCACCCTCAAAACGTTGATAATGTAAATATTGATGTTAATAAAAGAGTATTACATGCCACAGATTACTTACTAAAACCTTCAAGTTTTAATTGGGGTCCATGTACCACTAATACTAAGTTTAAAAAAGTTTTAACACAAGAAATACTTGTAGATAAGGTATATGAAAAATTCTTCCCTGTAGAAGAAGGTGATGTTGTAGTAGATTTTGGATCTAATGTAGGTTTATGGAGTTACGACATAATGGATAGAAAACCTAAACACATATATGCAATAGAACCAGAGTTAGAATGTTTCTTAACAACTGAATTAAATTTAAAATCTTTTCCTAACATAACCGTTATTAATAAAGCAATAGCAGAAGAGACAGGACATAAAGTTATTAAGGGGTTATTTAATAAAAATTCAATGGTTTGTTATAGCAACCAACAAACATCTTGTCCTACCATTAATTTAAAAGATTTCGTAAAACAATACGATATTCAAAAGATCGATTTCCTTAAAGTTGATTGTGAGGGAGGAGAATATGAAATATTTACTGAAGAAAATTATAAATGGATTACAGAAAACGTTAGTAAAATAGCAGGTGAATTCCATTTAGCAGACATATATGATAAAAGAAACTTCATTAAATTTAGAGAATTATACTTACCTAAACATAAAACTAACTGGAAAATATTAACAATGGATTTAAAAGACATCACTCATAAAGCCTGGGATGATGATTTTGTTAAAGATAGTGATTGGGATTTTCTCTCCTTCAACCTCTATATTGACAACAGATAAACATTTATTAACTAAAACAATACATTATGAGTTGGACTTACAAGAACAATGAAATGGTCGATATCACTCAATTCCCAGAAAATACGTACGGATTTGTTTATATTAATAAGCATATACCTACTGGAAAATCATATATCGGAAAAAAGATTTTAATGTTTACCAAAAAAGCAAAACTTGGTAAAAAAGAATTAAAAGCAATAACAGGTGTGGTTGGGCGTCGCCCATCATATAAATTAGTAGTTAAAGAATCAGATTGGAAAACATATTATGGTTCACAAAAAGATATTAAAAAATTATTAGCTGAAGGTAAAAAGGATGAGTTTGAAAGAACAATCCTAAAAATGTGTCCTAACAAAAAATCAATGACATATTTTGAAATTAAATATCAAATGATATACCAGGTATTAGAAAGACCCGATGAATTCTTCAATGACAATATTTTAGGCAAGTTTTTTACAAAAGACTTAGCAGATATGGAATATGAGGATCCTTTGGAGATCACAAAACAATAACGTATATTACCCCGTTATGATAAATCAGTTATTAGTCACATTAGTTAATTCCGTATTGGGTACTGGCAAGCAAACTGCCCGTGGTAACATCGCTTATACTTGTCCACATTGTACTCACCATAAACCTAAGTTAGAAATTAACTTTACTGAAAATAAAGAGGGTAATAACCCTTGGCATTGTTGGGTGTGTAATAAGAAGGGTAAATCAATATTACAACTATTAAGAAAAGCAGGAGCATCACAAGATAAAATAACAGAAGCAAAAACATACGTAAAAGACGTTACTTATAGTTCTACTGAGACAGTGGTCAACATATTAAAGTTACCTGCGGAATATACGCGTTTAGACCAGTTAGATAACAATAGTATCATTAAACGTCATGCTATGGCGTATCTAAATAAACGAGGCGTTAATACTACGGATATTAATAAATATAATATTGGTTATTGTGAAAGCGGTTTATATAAAAACATGATAATTATACCAACATATGATGTTGATGGTAGAATAAATTACTTTACTGCTCGATCTTTTGAAAAAGAGGCGTTTGTAAAATATAGAAATCCCCAAGTATCAAGAGATATAATACCTAATGAACATTTTATTAATTGGAACTTACCAATTATACTGTGTGAGGGGTTATTTGATGCCATGGCCATAAAAAGAAATGCTATACCTTTATTAGGTAAAAATATACAGAATAACTTAATGAAAAAAATAGTTACATCTGTAGTAGATAAAATTTATATTGCATTAGATAGGGATGCAATAAAACAAGCTTTACAATTCTGCGAAAAATTGATGGCGGAAGGTAAAGAAGTCTATCTTGTAGATTTACAAGATAAGGACCCGAGTGAAATGGGTTTCGAAAATTTCACAAGACTTATTCAAAAAACAGTTCCTTTAACCTACTATAACCTAATGGAACAAAAACTATCTTTATGATAAAGAAATCTTATAAAAGATTATTAGAAATTTCGGATGATTACCAACAAGTTACAATGCCTGATTCAAGGTATTATAGACGGAACGGTAAATATTATCCATCAATTACTCATGTTTTAAGTACTTATCCAAAAGGCAAGTATTTTGAAGATTGGCTTAAGAAGGTAGGTTATGCTTCTGAACATATTGTAAAAAAAGCAGCAGCTGAGGGTACACAAGTACATGAAATGATTGAAGACTGGCTAAATGGTAAAGAAATAACATTTTTATACCCTGATGGTAATCCAAAAATGCCGGCGCATGTATGGCAAATGTTCCTTAGATTTGTGGATTTTTGGGAAACTTATAACCCAACATTAATAGAAGCGGAAGTACATTTATTTTCAGATAAAATACAAGTAGCAGGGACGTGCGATTTAGTATGTGAGTTAGAATTTAATGGTAAAACTGAACGTTGGATTATTGATTTTAAAACATCTAACCATCTACAGACAACATATGATTTACAGGGAGCACTATATGCTCAATGTTATGAAGAATGCTATGGTAAAAAAGTAGATAGAGTTGGTGTTTTATGGTTAAAATCTAAATCGAGAGGTGAAGATAAAACCGGAAAGCGTTTAAAAGGTAAAAATTGGGAATTATATGAATCTCCACGTACACAAGAGGAAAATTTAGAAATATTTAGTCATGTAAAGGCACTATTTCATTTAGAAAATCCCAAATTAACACCATATACCTCTACATTTCAAACAGTATCTAAGAGAACAGTTTGAAAAAAATGTATTTCCCCATAAGTAGAACATGCACTGGTGCTTTTGCTACTAAAGAGTTAGGATTAAGAAATAAAAGTTACCCATTTGATTGGTGTGGACAGTCATATAAAACTGTGTCATATATTTTAGATAATGGGGTAGATTATTTATTTGATGATTATGAAATATCTTCAAATATAGATAATTTCCCCCCTAGAATTTGGGATAAACATTATAATATGTTATTTTTTCATGAAGAAGAAGATAATATCCTAGATACTAAGAAAAAATATTTAAGAAGATATAACAATTTAATCACAGACTTAAAAGACTCAGATTATGTTGTTTTAGTTCAAAGTTCTACTTGTGAAAGAACCTTAGTTAGTCATTTTAAAGAATGGGAAGAATATTTTATGGGTAAAATACCTGATGAAACTATTGATGATAATTCATTAGAATGTGTTAAAGAATCAGTTTTAAAAATTAACCCTAATATAAAAATACAAGTAACTGAGCATGTAGTATGGGAAAAATTATTAGAAGAATTAAAGACTTCCGCGTAAAAACTAGGTTACCCGGGCTATCTTTCGTATATTTACGGGTAAATAAGAATAATAATAATTTAAAACAATTAAGGTTATGATGAGTCCAGAAAGTCTTTACATTGCAGAACAGGAATATTTTAGGTTTGAAGAGATTATTAATACGAAGATGTATCTTACTAGAGAAGAGTATGATTTCGTTATAGGGTATGATATAGATGAGAAGATAAATATGTCTTATGTAGGTGATTCATATGGAGATTATTTAAACTTAAATCTATACAGTGAACATGATCATGAGAAGCGTGAATATGAATTCGAAGCAAATAGTTTATACGTTAGTTAATTAAAATAAATAGGTTATGAAAAAATTTGAGGATATTAAGTGGAAACAACACCAATTAGGTAAAGG